CAGAGGATACTGAGTACCATTATCTTATGTACACGGAAAGTGTTGCAGCTTACACTAGTGGCAAAGTTATAGACAGTGACAGGCTAGTATTGCATCCGGGCGACAAGATTGTAGCCTATGCAGACTTAGCTGACATGTTTGAGATTGTGATTGGTGTTGAAGAATCTAGAGCACAGTTTACTTTTGTGTCATAGTAGAGTATAATAACAAAATGAGTATTCGTATTAAAGCACCACCAAAACCTGCTACTGGTCCTGTAAAAAAGAGGCCCCCGAGAAACTATAGAAAAGAATATGATGATTATCAGGGGCTACCGAAACAGCTAAAGGCTAGAGGCAATAGAAACATAGCTCGGAGAGCTATGGAAGTAGCAGGCCGTGTACGCAAAGGCGACGGCAAGCACGTAGACCATAAAGATATGAACCCCAATAATAACAGCAGAACCAATCTAAAAGTACTGCCTGCTCGTGCCAATCTTAAGAAGCAACCAACCCGTAAAGGACGGAACAGAACATGATTAAAGTTATTCTAGTCTTTCTAGCTATTGTAGTGCAACCTGACGGCACAGCTGTAGCTACGAGTTCAGTAGTTGATGCTTGCCCTCCATATGCACTTGCAGCCGCAGCCTACACAAAGAAGGTGGAAGACGGTACTATAGTGGATTTTAAGATCAACTGTTTTAAAGTGCCAGTCAAAGATGTTGTAGGATCATAGAATGTTGAAATACATCACCGTAGCTATGCTTCTAGCTGTTACACTTTCAGCCTGTGCTGGCTTCATAGACAAAGGCAATAGCTCTGTGAGTTACGTGTTTGACAGAACGATAGGCCCAGCTTTGTGTGAGTCGGCTAGAGGTGAGAGAGCTCGCATTGTTGCTGAGGCTGTCTTGCCCTATTTAGAGGATAGCGAGAGAGCTGCAGTAACAGAGGCAGCTTCACGTCTTACACTGTTGCATAACAGTAGCGCTAATAGCGCTAGCATTCTTGCAGCTCGTATAGAACTAGTCACTCTCATCTCCACTCAATTGATTGAAGTAGCTAAAAGAAACGGTAAAGACTTCTCAGAAGCCAAGACTCTGAGTGAGAAATTGTCAACTGCTTTTCAGATAGCTACGGTTATAGGTATTGATATGTTCTCAGTCAGAGAGCAAGTGGCTATAGCTAACGGTGCCTGCTAATGTGGTCTGTACTTGAACTAGTACTAAAGCTTGTCACTGGCATAGTGGGTGGTATATCAGCTAAGAAGGCAGATAAGAAAACTGAACAAGCAGCTAAAGCCAACTGGCTAGAAAGAGATGCAGAAGATGTTAGAGAAGCTGCCAAAGCTCGTAGCGACGTTGTTACTGATGTCAGTCCTGACAGCCTGCGGAACGACCCTAATAGGGCCAGTTAAACCTCCCCCGATTAAAGCAGTTAGCTGCCTGTCTGTATGGACTGAGCAGCCATTCTATTGGCCTGAGAAATGTGTGGACAATCCCAACGTAGATGAATGTCCTTTACTTCAGCGTATTGCGCGCATCGCTCAGGCCAACAACGCAGCCAGACAAGCATTAGAGAAAGAGTAAAGTACAAACTATGGCTAACAGAGAACTAACAGATAAGCAACAGTTGTTTCTAGAGGTGCTTTTTGAGGAAGCTGGTGGGGACTTCACAAAGGCTAAGAAGCTGGCTGGTTACTCAGATAAGACTAGAGCTAGTTTGATTGTAGAGGGTATCAAAGACGAGATCATTGAAGCAACTAAAGATTATCTCATCTACAATACCCCACAAGCTGCAGCTACGCTAACAGGAGTTTTGACTGACAGAGTGACTTTAGGTGTAAAAGACAAGATCACTGTAGCTAAAGACATTATGGATCGCGCAGGCTTGCTTAAGACTGAGAATATTAATGTATCTAACTCGGGTGGGGTGATGATCTTACCCCCGAAAAAACCTCTAGAGGATGAGGATGAAGATTAAGAACGACAAAGAGTTTAAGATAGAACAGCCTCTTGATTATAGAGAGCCTGAAACTAAGAGGTGGGAGTCTATACCCCGAGTATCTAGCACTATTCCTTTCGGCTATGTTCTAGATGAAGAGAACCCCCGTATTCTGAGACCTGTAGAGCTTGAACTAGAAGCTCTAATAGTAGCCAAAGAGCATATGAAGAGATATGCACTGAGAGAGGTAGCTAACTGGATATCTCAAGTAACAGGTAGACGAATATCACATGTAGGACTTCAGAAACGCTTAGATAATGGTAAAAAAAGAAACAATAAAGCAAAAACTATCCGAAAGTGGGCCGAAACCGCGCAAAAGGCACTTGAAACTGCCGAACAAATTGAAAAAGAAAACTACGGTCTCTGAGCCACAGATAGTAGAACAACCAGTAGAACAGCCAGTTAAAAGGCCCGTAGGCAGACCGAGAAAGCCTATAGAGCCGAGTAATATAGTTTTTCAAGCTAATGAGGGTCCTCAAACAGAGTTTCTCGGGGCATCTGAGAGAGAAGTGTTGTACGGGGGTGCAGCTGGTGGTGGCAAAAGCTACGCTATGCTAGCTGACCCTTTGCGTTACATGTCTCATCCTCAGTTTAGTGGTATTCTTCTTAGACATACGTCGGATGAGCTGAGAGAACTTGTAGCTAAGTCACAAGAACTCTATCCTAAAATCATTCCGGGCATCAAGTGGTCCGAAAGAAAGATGCAGTGGTCTGCACCGTCTGGGGCTAAGCTTTGGATGACCTTTCTAGATAGAGACGAAGATGTAACTCGATATCAGGGGCAGGCTTTTAGCTGGATTGGCTTCGACGAGTTGACTCAGTGGGCTACACCGTTTGCGTGGAACTACATGAGATCACGTTTGCGCTCTGTAGCCACTGACTTGCCAATCTTTATGAGAGCTACTAGCAATCCGGGTGGTAGAGGGCATGTTTGGGTCAAGAAGATGTTTATTGATCCTGCCCCTTACGGTAAGAGCTTCAGTGCAACTAACATTGAGACTGGCGACATACTAGTTTACCCCCGTGCTCATAAGAGAGCTGGGCAGCCTTTGTTTAAGAGGAGATTCATTCCAGCCAGACTATCAGATAACCCATATCTAACAGCTACAGATGACTACGAAGCTAACTTGTTGTCTCTGCCAGAGCAGCAGAGAAGACAGCTTCTAGACGGTGATTGGGATATAGCGGAAGGTGCGGCGTTCTCTGAGTTTGATCGTAATGCACACGTTATTGAGCCCTTTGAGATACCCACCAATTGGGTAAAGTTTAGGTCTGCAGATTACGGCTATAGTTCTTATAGTGCTGTAGTGTGGTTTGCTGTATCTCCAGAAGAACAGTTAATTGTTTATAGAGAACTATATGTCTCTAAAGTGCTAGCTACTGATCTAGCTGAAATGGTTCTTGATTTAGAGGCTGGTGATGGCAACATCAGATACGGCGTTCTAGACAGTTCGTGCTGGCACAAAAGAGGTGATACGGGCCCTTCACTGGCTGAACAGATGATTATGAAAGGCTGTAGGTGGAGGCCTTCAGACCGTAGTAAAGGCTCTAGAGTCTCAGGCAAGAATGAGATACATAGAAGGCTTCAAGTAGAAGAGTACACTGAAGAGCCCCGTCTTGTATTCTTTAGTAACTGTACAGACCTCATAGCTCAGATACCGGCCATTCCAATCGACACTAAGAATCCCGAAGACGTAGACACTAAATCAGAAGATCATCTATATGACGCTCTGCGTTATGGTGTTATGTCTAGACCCTCATTCACAGTATGGGGCACAGATCAAAGTATGTTCAATACATCGTATAGCCCCGCCGATCCAGTATTCGGCTATTAAGGACAGATATATAAATGTCAGAAGACTCTATTTTTGAAGCTCAAGCTGTAAGCTTAGGAGATGACGAAAGTGAAGCAGTTGAGTACTCCCCGCTTGTAAACTATGTTACAGGGCAGTACTACAAAGCTAAGACTTACAGACGCACAGACGAAGACCGCTGGCTACGGGCTTATCGTAACTACAGAGGTGTGTACGGACCAGAAGCTGTGTTCTCAGATAATGAGAAGAGCAAAGTCTTTATCAAGATTACTAAAACTAAAGTCATTGCAGCTTACGCACAGATTGTAGAGGTGTTGTTCGGTAACGGCAGGTTCCCAATCACTATTGAGCCTACTGTGTTGCCCGAAGGCGTTTCAGAGTCTGTTCATTTTGATATTGGTATGCCGCCTGACTCTAGTGCACCTGAAGAAGATACAGCTTCCCCGTATGGCTTTCCGGGCGACGGTAAAGACCCGCCTGCAGGCGCTACTGGTAAATCTCTAAGGCTCGGTATGCTAGAAGAGAAGTTGGCTAAAGCTAAAGGTCTAAAAGTAGGCGAAGGCGCAACAGCTGCGTCGCCTACTTTCTATCCTGCACTTGAATCAGCTAAGAAGATGCAGAAGAAGATCATTGATCAGCTAGAAGAGAGTCACGCCTCTAAGCACCTGCGTAGCACAGCCTTTGAAATGTCTCTATTCGGTACTGGTGTGCTTAAGGGCCCCTTTGCTGTTAATAAAGAGTACCCTAAGTGGTCAGAAGACGGTGAGTATGACCCCACAATCAAGACTGTACCGCAGATTTCGCATGTAAGTGTGTGGAACTTCTATCCAGACCCCGACGCAAACAACATCGAAGAGGCTGAATACGTCATTGAAAGGCATAAAATGAGTCGCTCTCAGCTTAGAGCACTCAAAAAGCGCCCAATGTTCCGTAATTCAGCTATTGATGACGTTATTTCATATGGTGAAGCCTATGTTAGAGAGCATTGGGAAGACGATCTAGCTGATTACGACCAGCAACAACAGATTGAGCGTTTTGAAGTGCTTGAGTATTGGGGTAATGTAGATACAGAGCTTCTAGAGTCTTATGACATTGATATTCCCGAAAGTTTTGAGGACTTTGATGAAGTTCAAGCCAACATTTGGGTAGTTAATAACGAAATCATTAGACTTGTGCTAAACCCCTTTAAGCCAATGCGTATCCCTTACGCTGCAGCCCCGTATGAGCTTAATCCTTACAGCTTCTTCGGTGTTGGTGTGGGAGAAAATATGGAAGATACGCAGACCCTTATGAATGGCTTTATGCGTATGGCAGTTGATAACGGGGCTCTGTCTGGTAATCTGCTTATTGAAGTGGATGAAACTAATCTTGTGCCGGGGCAGGACTTAACTGTATATCCGGGCAAAGTATTCCGCCGTCAGGGCGGTGCTCCGGGCCAGTCTATTTTTGGAACTAAGTTTCCTAACGTCTCACAAGAAAACTTGCAGATGTTTGATAAAGCTAGACAACTTGCAGATGAAAGCACTGGTATGCCTTCGTTCGCTCACGGGCAGACTGGAGTTTCAGGCGTAGGTAGAACTGCTAGCGGTATCAGTATGCTTATGGGTGCAGCTAGTATTACAGTTAAGAGTGTTATCAAGAATGTTGATGATTACTTGCTTAAGCCAGTAGGCGACGGCTTGTTTCACTTCAACATGCAGTTTGATAACGACAAAGATATCAAAGGTGATCTAGAGGTAAGAGCTAGAGGCACTGAGAGCTTGATGGCTAACGAAGTTAGAAGTCAGAGACTGATGCAGTTTCTCGGCATTGCTAGCAATCAAGTACTTGCACCTTTCGCTAAGTTCAATCACATTCTGGCTGAGCTTGCTAAGTCTCTTGATCTTGATCCAGACAAAGTTGTCAACTCTATGGACGACGCTCTGCTTCAAGCTGAGATTCTCAAAGGTATGCAGGCTGAACAAGCTCAACAACAGCCTCAGCCAAACCAAACGCCAGCAGGCACTAACCCACAAGTACCAACCGCAGGTGGTGGCGGTACTATAGGAGTAGGCCCACCTAATGTTCCGGGTCAAGAAGGATTCTCAGGCAATGCCCAACCACAACAGCAACAAGCCCAGCCATCAGGAGGTGCAGCAGCGCCTCCGCCCTCTATACAGTAACCCTAACTTGTGGGCAGCTTTTGTAGAGTATGTTGAATGTATGACGGACTCACAGCACAGAACACTTGAGACTGCGGCTACAATGGAGCGTGTAGCTCATGCTCAGGGCTACATTAAAGCCTTAGCGGACCTTAAAAGATTAGAATTGATAAAGAATGCCTGAGTCCAAAAAAGATCAAACAGTAGAGGCTTTAGGTCTAGCTAAAGATACAACCCCTGTACCCAGAGCTAGACCGCAGGCTCAGCAGGAAGCCCCTCCACCTCTTAGTGCTAGAGCAGCCCCAGTGGAGAGTAAAAAAGAAGAAGAGCCTGTAACTCCAGAGAAGAGGACAGACGTACCAATCCGGCCATTGGAGCGTATAACTAGAAATGCAGCATACGCTCTGGGTGTAGAAGATGCTATAACTAAAGCTAAACAGCTGTCAGCAAATGAACGCCAGTATAATAAGAATTTTAGACAGGGGCGTTTAGATAACGATACTGGAGAAGACACACTAAGGCACCTATTAGGCGGCGGTTTAATTTATGGAGATAGAGATAAACTAAACGTACTTGAAAAGCTGGGTAGAAGCGTAGCAGGAACGTATTATGACTATAGAGAGCAAACATATTTAGGCGGCAAATCTGCACACGAAGAGAATAATATTGACCTCAATAACAATGAGTATGGAAGGCTCTTAAGAGCACGGTATCCTAAAGAGGGCGATTTCGTAAAGCACTCTATACAAATAGTAGAGGCTTTAGGAAAGAACCCGAAGTTGGCTGAAAACTTCGCTATTAAAAATGAAGACGGAGAGTGGGTTGCGCCTATGCTAAGCTCTGTAGGACAAGACAAACCAAAAGGATTTGCAGAGGGCGGAATGAATACAAACATGAATGACGAAATGAGCAGCATGATGCAAGAAGCACCTGAAGTTGATCCTGTATCTGGCAACGAAGTGCCTATTGGCAGTGAACCTAAAGAAGTAAGGGATGATATTCCAGCTAAGTTAAGCGAAGGCGAGATGGTCATTCCAGCTGATGTAGTCAAGTTCTTCGGTGTAGAGTACTTTATGAAACTCCGAGACAAAGCTAAGAAAGGCTTTTCTCGTATGGAAGAGATGGGCCAGATGGGCAACGGGGATGCTGCATCCGGTCCTGATGAGCTATTCAGTGAGGGTGGTGGAGAAGCAGAAGAAGAAGATTTGCCTTTCACTCTAGAAGATTTTGATGTAGATGAAGAGGGGCCAGTAGAGGCTAATGAAGGCTTGTATGTAGGCGATAATGATATTCTAAGTGGTATATTCGGTAATAATGCTAGCTTTGATACAGGCACAGACAACTCTAACACAGACAATACCCCAACACCGGACCCTACAGAAGCGCCAGACTTTGACAACACAGATGCGGATGGTGAAGATTTTCAAAACTACTTTAAAGACAATCCGGGCTTCTCTCAAGCTGACTTAGTGGGGGGCTTAGGCGAAGGTGACGCGGGTCTGAAGAATTATAATTATCTAGTAGGCAACCTCTTTGGAGAAGATTCAAACCTGCTAAATAACTTAGATATTTTTAATCAAGTCAATAACTCTACAAGCACTACGGGCAACCCTATAGATGCTTTTGCAACATTACCCGCGGACCAGCAACAAATTCTAACAGGTATAGTTAGAGGTAATCTTGAAAAAATAGGGGGCGATGCTAGTGATACGCAAGCTGACACTACTGTTTCTGTATCTGAGTTATCTAGTATTCCCTCTGAACAAAATCTAGCTGCATTACAGAGCTTTGCATCTATACCTTCCAGTATTATAGGTATAGCGGATCAGCTTATGGGGCAGGCTATTAACCCTTTAGGTAGAGCCTCTGCTCCATTAGGCTTAGCTCAAAGGGGTATTGCTGAGATAATGGGTATAAGCTTCGAACAAATTAATAGTATTGCCAGTGTACAGCAGCAGCAGGCTAAAACTGCTGCCCTACAAATGGCTCACCAACTAGCCAATATGACACCCGCTGTGAAGACAGAGTTAGCAGTCTTAGCACAGCTTAAGTCTGCAGGTATTGATCCAGAGTCTTTGACTGAGAATCAACAAGCAGTCTCTTTTGCAGACCCCGTTACGGGTGCAACTACAGTTGGTGTAGCTTATGGCACTCCGGGCAAAGGTTTTGGTCACATAGGTGTACCGAGTTCCTACATGAGTATGGAGGTCGTAGCTAATGTTAACCCAGATACTATATCTCCTATTGGACCCCCCTCTCAAGAGGCTCTAGATGAAATTAGCACAGCAGCGGAAGTTCAAGCTGCAGTTGGCTCTACAACACCTGCTGAAGATGTGTTTGGGGGTATTACAGGCTACGGCAATCAAGATGTAGATAGTATGATGGGTTTTGGTAACGCTAATCACGGGTATGGGGACTTAGGGGAAGAAGAAGCAAACCCCGACGGTAGTTATGGAAGCGTAGATAATGTCAATGACTTTGGCGATGTGGATGCTTACGGAAACCCCGACGCAAGTATAGATGATATCGGTTTGGGTGCTGATATAGGGGCGGGTCAAGAATCTATTGGCGGCTCCGGTCCGGGCGGAGGTGCGCCGGGCGGCCCCGGTGACGATGGCAGCGGCGAGGGCGGTGGTGACAGTGGAGGCGGCAGCAATGATCCGGGAGGCGACGATGGCCAACCGGGCGATGCATACGGTCGCGGAGGCTTCGTAAAGAGGCGTAGGAAAAAGAAGAAGCAGTATGCTAAAGGCGGACTAGCAACGCGAAGGTAATTTGCTAGATACTGGCTACCCGACCCCCTCTTCTGTATGTAACAGAGAGGCCACGGCGGCCCCAACTAAAGAAGTAACATAATATGCCTGAACTAGATCAAGTTGTAGTACCCGAGAAGCGTGGCTTTATTAGCCAGCCTAATAGTAATCAAGCTCGTATTCAGAGGGATGAAGAAGAGCTAGCTGCTCTTATGGCAGGACAGAATGCTGAAGCAGAAGATGATCCCGATGCAGTTGTAGAGGGTGCAGCAGAGCCAGAGCCTGAAGGTGCCGAAGAAAAAACTTTCAAGAAGAGATACGGAGACCTCCGTAGACACTCACAGAAGCTAGAACGAGAGTATACACAGAAGCTAGCAGACATGCAAGCTCAGCTGGATACAGTAACTAAAGAGGGTATTCAGCTACCCGCGTCGGATGCAGACATCGAGAGCTGGATGGCTAAGTATCCCGAAGTTGCAGCTATTGTTGAGAGCATTGCCCTTACTAAAGCTAAAGAACAGTCTGCAAGTCTAGAAAGTAGACTTGAGGCTATTACTCAGAAAGAGGAAGACACAGAGAGACAGAGGGCTGAAACTATTCTTATGCAGCTCCATCCAGACTTTGCAGAGATCAGAGACGATGACGCCTTCCACACGTGGGCAGATGAACAGCCTGCGTGGGTGCAGAAAGCTCTTTATGAAGATGATAAAGACGCTAGATCAGCAGCTAGAGCTATTGATCTGTATAAGATTGATAAAGGCATCTCTGATAAGCCGAATAAGAAAAGAAAGCAGTCAGCAGACGATGCAGCAGCTTTTGTAAACAGTAAGACAGCTCGTAATAGCCCTCAAAGTGACCAGACTAACTCTATTAGAGAGTCTGACGTAGAGAGAATGTCTATGGACGAGTATGAGAAGAATGTAGATGAAATCACTCTAGCTATTCAAGAGGGTCGCTTCATCTACGATCTCAAAAAGAAGTAACTTGACTTTTAGAAGTAAAAACATATAACTACTATGCAAACGTAGCCGAGTTAGCGGTGTGACTACAGAAGCATCGCTAACTCCTACCTACATCTAATACTCAAACACACAGCAACTAACAATTTATCTAGACTCACCTATTTGCGTGTAGCCCGTTATTATAGAAGTTGGCCAACTAATATACTAACGCACCCTCACAAGTATAGCCTCTTTGAGATGTTGTAGGTTAGCATCTGACGCTAAATGAAAGGATTGCCCTAATGGCATTTTCAACAGCGGCGGGGTACGGTAATCTTCCTAACGGGAATTTTAGTGCTACTATCTATTCCAAACAGGTGCAGCTTGCCTTCCGCAAGAAGTCTACTGCACAGGATATTACTAACTCCGACTATTTCGGTGAAATCGCAAATTTCGGTGACACTGTAAAGATCATCAAAGAACCGGAAATCACGGTCAGACCTTACACTCGTGGTTCGGTCATTCAAGCTCAAGACCTCGACGACGAAGACTTCTCTTTGACCATCAACAAGTCGAACTATTTCGCCTTTAAAGTTGATGACATCGAAGAGGCTCATTCGCACGTAAACTTTGGCTCTCTTGCCAGTAACCGCGCAGCTTATCGTCTTGCTGACAATTATGATCAAGACGTTCTAGCTTACATGTGCGGCTACAAGCAGAGTGCTAATCACACTGTTGGTGACACTGTTAATACTACTGTTAACGGCTCAGTTGCAGTTAGTACTGCTGGCACGGATGAATTGCTTTCGAGCATGAAACTAGAGGCTGACGACTTCGGTGGTTCGGCTGGTAATTCTATTGGCATTCAAGCTCGTGCTCCGGGTGCAACTTCTACTGTTCCGGGCTCTGGTAACGCCTATGTCTTGCAAGTAATTGCTCGTATGGCGCGTCTACTCAACCAGCAGAATGTTCCGATGGAAGCTCGTTGGCTTATTCTTGATCCAGTCTGCAAAGAGATTCTTCAGGACGAAGACTCTCGCTTGTTTAATTCCGACTTCGCCGGTGCTAACAGCGCCCTTAAGAACGGTCTTATTCTAAGTGACCTTCACGGCTTTAAGGTGTACTGCTCTAACAACCTTCCGGTTATTGGAACGGGCCCAGCCACAACGGGCGGCACGAACGCTAGTAACTACGGCCTAATTGTTGCAGGTCATAGTTCGGCAATCGCTACCGCTGAGCAGATCAACAAAACCGAATCGTATCGCGACACTGACAGTTTCGCCGATGTCGTTCGGGGTATGCATCTGTATGGCACAAAGATTCTCCGTCCAGAGGCTCTTGTGAACGCCAAAGTTAATTTGGTATAAAGGGAGTATTGAATAATGGCTTTAGGCGATAACACAACTTCCGTAGCTCACGGCGCTACTGCCCGAGGGCGACAGCCTTACATGATCGAGTATGTGCTTGACTTTGCTCAAGCCGTAACCGATAAAGGCTCGGCTCTCGCAGCCAACGATGTCATTCCGGGTCTAACGATCCCAGCCAATACTCTAATTTTGGCTGCTGGTTGGGAGGTCATCGAAGCTCACACTGGCACCTCCACTGATACTGACTTTGATTTTGGTATTACTGGCGGTGATCTTGATAACTTCGTAGACGGTTACGACTTCGATGGTGCTTCTGTAGGGGATTATGCATTTAAACCTACTCAGACGCCCGTGCTAGTAGGTGGTACTGCTGATACGCTTGACATTGAGATTCAGGCTATGACTGGTACTACGACTGGCGGTAAGGTCCGCCTGTTTGCTATCTGTATGGATGTCGATGCTTTCGGCAGTGTACTGACTGCTGACGAAGTAGATCGCGACACTCTGGCTTAAGCTTTAAGTTGGGGTATCTAACTGAGGGCGCTAGTAACTGCATAGTGGGAGCTAGCGCCCTCTTTTCTTTTACAAGAGGTGTAACCAGTGCCCAAAGTAACATCTAAAGCTAAAATGAAATGCAATAGTCCTAAAAGGACGCCTTCACACCCTAAGAAGTCACATGTAGTAAAAGCTTGTGCTAAAGGTAAAGAGAAGCTTATTAGATTTGGGCAACAAGGCGTTAAAGGCTCTCCTAAAAAAAGCAATGAGTCTACAGCTAGCACAAAAAGACGTAAGTCTTTCAAAGCTAGACATGCTAAGAACATTCAAAGAGGGCCTATGAGCCCAGCGTATTGGGCAGATAAAGTTAAGTGGTAGTTATACACTACTAGAAGGGATATAAAATGGCTATTACTACAGCTATGTGTACATCTTTCAAAACAGAGTTGTTGGGAGGTCTTCATGATCTCGATACGGACTCTTTGAAAGTTGCACTGATTAAAGTAAGTCCAGCAGGCACTTATGGTGCTGCATCAACTAACTACTCTAACATCACTGACAACTCAGATGAGGTTAGTGGCACAGGCTACACCGCTGGCGGTGCTGTACTAGACAGCCCGACCATTACGGAGAGTGGTACTACGGCGTATGTAGACTTTGCGGATGAGGTGTTTAGCACAGCTACTATCTCTGCCACAGGATGCATGATTTACAATACTGCTAATGCTAATGCTGCAATTGCAGTGTTTGACTTTGGCGGCACCATTACAGCTACGGCAGGCGATTTCACAATTGTCTTCCCAGCTAACGACGCAACTAACGCTGTCGTACGGATTGGATAACAAGCACATACTATGCCTATATTAGTCAACAGAGCTAAGATGACAACTGCCACAACTGGCACGGGTACTATTACACTCGGGTCTGCTGAGAGCGGCTACCAATCGTTCGCTGATGCTGGCGTGGTTGACACTGATGTGGTGCGCTACGTCATCGAGGATGGCACTGACTGGGAAATAGGCACAGGCACCTATACTGCATCTGGCACGACTCTTTCACGGACTGTCGCTGAGAGTTCCAATGCTGATGCTGCCCTGAACCTGACTGGCAGTGCGGTGGTGTATGTGTCGGCCACTGATGCTGACTTTCGAGAGGAAACAGTAGGCACGATTACATCCAGCACGCTTGATCTGGCTTCGGGCAACGTGTTCTCAGATGCGCCCGCTGCCAATGCAACCTATGTGTTCAGCAACCCGCCCACTACAGGCACTGCATATGGGTTCACACTCAAGGTGACGCCCTCTGCTACGGTAACTCTGACTTGGCCTGCCTCGGTTGACTGGCCTTCTGGCACGGCTCCTACAGCCCCTGCTAGTGGTTCTACTAGCGTTTTTGTGTTCTACACGCAGGACGGCGGCACGATTTACTACGGCTTCCTCGCTGGTGGGGCAATGGCATGAGCGGGATTGCCCGTAAACTGATGGGCGTTACTAAGAGCGCAGCGCCAGCTTCTACACCGTGGGACGTATCCAACGCCGTGTACAATGGGTCGCCGCCATTTGACGAGTTTTCTGTTGCTGCTCAGGAAGTCACCCCACAAGGCATCTCCTTCAAACCAGATGGGACCAAGATGTATGTCATTGGAAATACTGGTGACAATGTAAATGAATACGATTTAAGCACTGCTTGGGACATAACTACTGCATCTTATCTTCAGAACTTTAGCGTTAGACCTCAGGATACCAGCCCAACAGGCTTATTCTTCAAACCAGATGGGACCAAGATGTATGTCATGGGAAATAGTGGTGATGATGTAAACGAGTATGACTTAAGCACTGCTTGGGATGTAAGCACTTCATC